TTCCGCATACAAGATGTGAAAGGAGTTATTACGGAATTGTTTAAGCTCAAGAAAAAGCTTGTTGAAGCAACCTACGACATTGAAGTGGAGATTATTAAATGACCTCGACTGCCGCCGTTCAGCTCTACATACAAACTCTCAGCAGAGTACGCCAGTCTCTCCAAACTATTGATGATGCTGCGCAAGAGCTTGGTCGTTTGGCTCCGCACGATTCCTTTTCGGAAGAGCTGGAAAATTACACTTCTAAATTTATCTTGGAGGCAAACAATGCCAACAAAAGAATATATGAAAGCGGCACTCTCTTCTTTGACAAAGAGAGCAACAAGTCACACAAACTCGACGTATCGATTAGTCAAGGAGAACAGGCGTCCGAGTAAAGCGGAATACAAAAAGTCACAGGAAATCACCGATGCTATACGCCGATATACTCGGTGATTTTTTTTGCCTAGACCATTGCACTACTGCAATGTATACTCTCACCACCAACAAAGGGGAGTCCAATGTATAAGTCATTACAACAGCTTAACGAGCTTGCTCGCAAAATCGAAGAAGCTACCATTGACATAAACAACAACATGGATGCCGCTAATAAGGGCGACACAACTGCACAAGTTACCGTAATCAATCGTGAGTTTGATCGTGAAGATTACATTCGTTCTTCTGAAGAAATTAAAAGCGCAGTTAAAGATATTGCTGAGTATCTTAAAGACAATGTAGACGGTACAGATGATCTAATCACTGACGCAATGGCAACGTTAAAAGCGTTATCAGACAGGAGCGTATACTAATGGCCCAAACGTATGAATGGACAGTCGAGGCTATCGACGTTGCTAACGTTAAACGCAAATGGCATCTGGGCGGCAGTGCTGCTAACCAAATCAGCCAAGGCAATGCCTATGATGTTTGGCAGCGCGCAACTGGCCGACTCGCAGACGAAGACCTTACCGACAACATTGCAGTACAGCTTGGCATTTTTACCGAGCCTTTCAACATTAAGTGGTTCGAGAAAGAGTCTGGCTTAACAGTTACACCAAATGTTGAGCTTCATCACGACGAGTACCCTTACTTTGTTGCTCACCTTGACGGCATGATTAAAGAATCAGGCAACACACCATTAGAGTGCAAACACACTTCGTCCTACAACCATGCTATCGCTGATTACTATTACGGCCAACTTCAGTTCTACATCTGGATGGCAGACGCAGAGGAGGCGCACCTGTCTGTTATTCACGGCAACACATATCGCCGTCAGCGTGTTGCCCGTGACGAAGCATTCCTGGACCCCTTGATTGACGCTATGCACTACGTAGCACGGTGCATCGAAGAGGACAGGCCGCCCTCTGAGCGACCTATAGCAGTCGAGCCCACAAACGTTGTGCTTGATGATATGCGTGTCGTTGACATGAGCGCAAACAACGAGTGGGGTAGCGAGGCCGCCGAATGGACTCAGATGCAGCCGTTCAAGAAACGCTTTGACACAGCACAACGACACCTCAAAGCCATTGTCCCTCAAGATGCTCGGGAAGCATACGGCAATGGCGTTCGCATTACTCGTGCAAAAAACAACAGTTTAACCGTCCGCATGGACAACAAGTATACGGAGGAAGACGAATGAGTTACGCAAGAAACAGTGACCCAGAGACAAGCTGGGAAGCAGCAGAGTCGCTTACGTCTGACTACAAAAACCGAATCCGCGATGATGTCCTACAGTTTGCAACAGAAGCAGGGCCAGAAGGATTTACAGACGTAGAGATGCAGCAGCATTTCAATGACTTTGGCAGCAGCTATCGCTCACGGCGCTCAGAACTATCAGCAGAAGGTTTAATTGTTCCCACTACTCAGCGTCGCAAAACGCCCTCTGGTCGCAATGCCATCGTTCACGTGCATCGGGTGTTTGTAAATGGCAATCAACAGCTATCTTTTATCTAAGGAGTCCACATGACTGACGTAAATCACATCGACGTTATGACCGAGGCTGACATACTGCTAGAAAAGCACGGTGTTCAGCAGCGCGGCGGCAAAAAATACCTGGAAGTCAAGCATCGCATTACAGTATTCCGTCGCGCCTATGGTGCTGACCTTGGTGTCGAAACAGAAGTAATCGACGCAGGTGACAAGTACGTTCGTGTTCGAGCTGTCATCCGTGACAAAAAGGGCAACATCATTGCCTCTGGCCTTGCAGAAGAAGTACGCGGCACTAGCCCTGTCAACAAGGGCAGTGCGCTAGAGAACTGCGAGACATCCGCTATCGGCCGTGCGCTTGCTTGCTTCGGCTTGCATGGCGGTGAGTACGCAAGCCTCAACGAAATCGTCAATCACCAAGAAAAAGTTCGCAAGATTGACGAGCTAAACAAACTAACAACGGAGAAGCCATCAGAAACTACTACCAAACCACTTGAACGTTGCATTGAAGACATCGGTGGCGAAGTCTTTGAGGGAATCAAAACCCTAGAAGATGGAGACCGTACTGTCTTTGACGATTTCGCTCGGCAAGCTTTTGTAATTATGGACAAGGAAATGGGAGCCGATGCGTTCCGCAACCTTGTTGCTCAATACAAAGGTGCTTGCAAAGCCAATCAGCCTTTGAGCGAAGCAGTCAGACGCATCATCGAGTATTACAACTCACAATTTGTTGCCCCCTCATTCTACAAATCAGAAGACTAGGAGAACCTTATGGACCTCAACCGCATGACTATCATCGGCCGCCTTGGCCGTGACATGGAAATCAAAACAACCAAAGCTGGTAAGCTGTACGCCAAACTAAGCGTTGCTACTAACAAGAATCGCAAAGTTGGAGACACTTATGAAGAGGAAACCACTTGGCACAATGTCATTACCTTTCAAGAAAGATTGGTCAAAATCTTGGATGGCAAGCTTAACAAAGGCGATATTGTCTTTGTTGAAGGCACTCTGTCTATCGGTGAATATACTGATAACGATGGTGTTCAGCGTCGGAGCGTGTCTGTTGATGTTGGTTTCGATGGCACTATTAATCGTATTGCAGGCAAGCAAGCACCAGCATCAACCATCGACAGCTCAAAAGATTCGTCTAACGACGAACTGATTGAGTGGTAATCAACACAAAATAGGAGTCCAAACAATGCCCTTTGATAACCTTCCTTACGCAGAAAAAATTGCTCAGCACGGATTTGTTCCTGCAAACCATGCGGAGCCTCAGTTCTTTGACGTTGGCATCGAACGTATTTTTGCAAACGAAAATGACGAACGTTACTGGCAGCGCGTTTACAACAAAGACACCAACGAAACGATTGAAATTCATTCGTCGCGTTACGGTCTTACTGACTACCGAGTGTCTACAGCAGCATTGCTCGATTCACTCAAAAGCAACAAAATTGACACCACTGACATGCACCTGTCGTTTGATATGTCAGACAATGGTGGCCGTCTGTTTGTGCAGGCGTTGCTTCCTGCCTACACCACCCTCGAAGGCACACGAGCAGAAGCCCTGCGCATTATTATGTTCGACAGCTATGATGGCAGTTGCTCGTTTTCAATTCGCGCTGGACGCTACAAGTTTGTCTGCGCCAACCAAGCTGTTATCCCTTACTCCGGCGGTGAGTATGGACATATCAAAGCTCGCCATACCACCAACATCATGGAACGCACCCCAGAAATTATTGATACTCTTCTTGGTGCTATCCACGACTTTAAAACAGTTCAGTCTCGCCGTGCACTGTGGGATGAAGTCCGACTTGAGGCTGACCAAGCATACAAATTGCTGTCTTCAATGAAAGTTTCAAAGTCTGTACGCGATCATATCTATCAAGAGTTTGTCCAGGATTTGTCTTGGAGCATGGCTGGTCTCGATGATTGCTTGACTACGTGGGCCACCCATTACAAAAACCCCAACGTTAAAACTCAGATTGAACGCCAGCATGTTGTTGCAGCCCTTGAGAGCAGCAAGCCCTGGCTTAATTACGAACCGGAGTTAGCGAATGCCGCATGATCCTCGCGATCTTGCGTTCGAGGTACGGCTTCTCCGAGAGTCAATCGATGCTCTCGGAGAAGCTATTGCCGGTGGCGCAAAACTTGCTCAACAAATCACTTCAGAGCGCAAACAAATTGAAGCACTTCTTGCAGCGTTTGAACCACCTCGCTCGTCTATTACAGAAAAACAGTCTTTAGCTATTTCTGTACCCAAAGGGGAAATTCATAAAGTTCTAAATGCTGTATGCCAACAATGGGACGTTCCGGTCGAGTTGTTGCTTAGTGAGCTAAGAAACAAAAACACCACATATCCACGGTTTGCTTTTTGTCACATAGCTCATAAAGTTCTTGGCCGCAGTTCTGGGTATATTGCTGGTCTCTTAAATAGAGATCACACAACAATCCTTCACGCCTGTGACAGGGCAGAACAGCTAATAGCTAAAGACAAAGTTTTTTCTGCTAACTATTCAGCAGTTGTTACTGCGTTGAAAGCTGCATACACCCCTACATCGGATCAGATGAATTAACAGTGCAAACTTCAACGCCAATAGACAAATAACCTATAGCGTCTACCCAGTGATCCTCAACACTAGGATCACCCGACGCTAACCTACCTATTTTCATAAGAGCAAGCATGACCGATACATCATGCTTGCTTATTTTTTTGCCCGTGTAAGCGGACCATAGGCCAGCTATAATTTCTGCGTTACGGTCTGCAGGCCCGTGCTGTGCCTCCCGTTCTTTTGTCACTAATGCTTTAGCGACATCAAGCACTTCATCACGATACATCAATCAACTCACCCCGAAAAGAAACGACCCCGTCATCCACGACCGAGCAAATGTCAGGCCACAACAATTGCCCATCAATGATGGTGAGGACAACAAAACCAGACCGCCAATTTACAGGAGAGTCTTCCGTGTAATATGAGAACTGAGGGCCATAAGCATCAGCCAATGTACCAGTATCTACGCCCCAGCGCACACCGTTGTAATCTGACAGTGGCGTAACTTTCAGAGAATGGAGATGTCCAGTTACCATTGTTTTGCCAGACCACAAAGTGTTGTTGTGGGTCGCATGAATGCCGCCCTTAAAGCGATGCTTAATAACAATGCTATCGTTTATCCAAACCGACCACGAGTTTTCCCAGTGTGGGAAATGGTCCTCAAAGCGAGTGCCTTGCACAGATGCGTATTCAGGGACAGCATTGGAAAGGCGACTAGCGAAACGAAGATCGTGATTGCCAAGAGTATGGAGAAGAAGAGAGGATTTAGGGGCAGCAGCGCGAACTTCGTCTAATCGTTCTTTGCAGGTTTCTAGCTCTTCAGAAAGAGACGGCCGTTGCTCCCAACCAATCCGAGGGTGTCGGCTAATAGAAGCCCCGTCAAGAATGTCGCCGTTATAAACGACGGCTTTTGGCTTTAGTTTTTTAGTAAGATAAACAAAAGCCCGGTGAGCAGTGCTAATTTCGCCGGGCCAATAATGTGCGTCTGAAGCAATTAAAATATCGCCATCAGGAATATCATAAGTTAGTCGCTCAGCGTAACGTTGGTTGTATCCATTAAGATGCCTTTGTCGCGCAATCTGTGAATCTGTTTTTCTTTCCAGACGAGCCCGCCTGGCATAAACTGCTCGTTCACTTATTCCAAGAATTCTAGCCGTTTCAGCAAAGCCGTTTTCTTGTATTAATTGAAGAAACTCTGATGAGGAAACTGCTCCTGACCTGCCGTTCATAATTACCCCGCTGCAATACGATTTGCCATTCGCTTTGCACGTTCTGGTGTTTGTTTAGCAAACCTAGAATCTAACAACTCTGCAGCAGCCAGCTCAAAATCTTGAGCCTCTATTGCTGCAATGTGTTTCTTAAATTTTAGATAACCGCCAAGCCCCATTTGGAAAACCAACATAACTACAGTTTCTTTTATATTAGAACTGACGTTCGGCCAAAAAAAAATTTGCCGACTGCAATTGTTCCATACGCGCTCTATATCACGCCTCAAAAGCCACTGAGCTTCCTCTTCGTCTATGCCGTACCCAACACCTTCTTCAAGACAGCGACCAATTCCAACAGTCGTATAACCTAAATGATCTTTGTACGAATAACGGCGGTAACCTTCTTCTTGCGTTAAGATTTCAGCTATACCGTCAATGTCGTAAACTTCGCTCATATTTATTTGCCTACCCCTTTGGTGCGCTCCCAGCTTCTAAGGCCGCCCAGACCTAACATTCCCAACAAAATTGGCATCATCTGCGACATATCTAGAGCAGGCAACTCGACCAGATGCCCTGTCTGAGCCAAAGCAAACGACACCATCGGCTGAAACAAATACGTCCAAGCAAGCGATGCAGCGCAAGTCCACCCCGTAAGAGGCCGCCAGCTTGACTGAAACCAGTTACCTTTTGCTTCCTCTTTGTTAACGCCAATCTGCGCAAGATCAACGTTAGCCAAGTGTTGTGTAAGCTGGGCTTTAATTGCGCGCTCTGCCTTTGCTCTTTCTTCAGCGTCTTCCGGCAAAAACCGCCCCGCTACCTCCATAACAGAAGGAAGCACTGCACTAATAAGTCCAATCATTTGTGGGCCTCCAGCAATTTAATCCGCTACAAAAAGGATGGGTATCGCGCGGTCAAAACAGACTGGACATTGAAGTTTATCGCCTGGTCCAGCGTTTAACCGTCTCGGTCTCCCAGATGCGCAACGCCAACCAGATGATTGACAGCAGCGCCGCGACATCGGGAAGAATGGCGAGCCACGAGCCAAGCCCGCCAGCAACCGCTGCCACGTCAATCCCAGTTTTCATTTCGTTAGTCATTACGCGGCTCCGTCTCGCTTTATCTTGCCCACCATGCTAGGCGCAGTACACCACTGCTCGTTCCGTTGAAAAAACACAGTCCACGTCTTGCGCCCAAGGTAGAAGCGCATCCCTACGCCGTCGCTAGTTTCGCCCCGCCACGCCAGTTCCTCACCCGCATTACGCGCTGCCTTGTCAGCCGACGCTATGTCAGGAACGCACACGATCTGCTGTGCAGTGAGCGGCGTTGCAAATAGGCACGCAGCGATTGCGAGGGCGGCGCGCATCACCAACTAGTAGGTAGCTTTTGCACCACAGGCGGATCACGGTCGTCAGCGATGCGCTGCGTGAGAGCGGCCTGAATGTCGGCCTCGCTCATGTCCAGTTTGTCGATGACCCATGCGACGACCTGATCCTTGGTCAGCGCGTCGAACGCAACGAAGCTGTCCGCGTCCGGCGCGTCGAGTGAAACGGTTCCATAGGCGGTTGCCGTGTCTTCCCCGTCCACTGCGTTCATGCGCCAATGGACAGTTTTCGCCACGTCAGTCAGATCGCCTTCAACCTTGGCGGCGTCGATAGTTTCGATTACCCATGTAAAGGTCGCCATTTTTTGTCCTCTGGTTACGGTTTTACGGGCCAAGTAGGATTGGC